CATCTAGTCCTGTAGCATTTAATTCTAATTTTGTTCCTGTATATGAAATTAAATTTTCTTTTCCATTGTTTAAAAAAGCAATTGGCCACTCTGCTGGTACACCTGTTATTTGATACACCCCAGTGTTTACCCCGTAAATTCCCCACGCTCCATTTATAACATAAAAATTTACAGAATTATTTTGATAGGTTGATTCATTGACTGAAAGAGTATTATTAAAACTCAAACAATATTGAGGTACACCTGGGGGTGATGGTGGGGGTGATGGTGGGGGTGATGGTGGTGGCGCTATACCAGTAGCACACGTCGCACAATCGCTATAGCTTGGAATATTTTCAACATCTAAATTTGATGGGTCTGCTTGATTTACACCATTTGTCCAACAAATAGATTGATAAGCTAAAGTGTCTGGCCACGCAGTAAAACTAACCGGTGCTCTAAATATTTGTTTTTGACTAGAGTTGTTGCAGTTTTCATATTCATAATAGTTATATTGTTGTACAGGTGTTGTGTCAGCATCACCACACTTTGTTGTACAGTTTTTACTAAAATCATTTACAATACCATAAACAGATGTTTTTCTAATTTCAGAACCACGCTCTAAACAATATACGTGAATTTCATTTGCAGGAACTTTTATATTTATTTTATCACCACTATAACAAGTGACTACCCACGTACATTGACCATTCTCGTCACCTATTTCGTCAATAGGACATACAAAATTAATTTCAGCACCAGCCATAAAGTGATTATTTATTTACAAATTTACAAAATTAATGCTTACCTATTTAATTTAGCATCCACTCCTTAACCAAGTTGTAGAAACCATTGTCAGGGTATTTACATATATCGTGATTTGGAAAAGTTCTTTTATTAAACACAGGGTCAACACTATAATGAGCAAAAAAATGTTCTTGTTCATTATAATGATTAAAATTAGGAATATACGTATTGTTTTGACCAATCATTTTAATTTTATTATTATGACATACTATTGATAAAGCAGTCATACAACTCCACCATTTCCAAGTAGGCTCTTCTTTTGATTCTACAATCTGTTCAGCTACAGATATAATTTCATCTATAATGTTTTTTAAAACTTTCACCTTAATAAATATAGGAACAAATCCTCCGTTCATATACTGTCCGTCTTCGTGTTTTAAATAAGGCTTTATTTTAGTATAATTTTTTTTATGAGAATTAGCTATAAACATGTGCCAGTCTTCATATCCATCATAACATATTATAGAATTATCATCAGGCAAAATACCTGTGTATGGTTTTAAACTTACCATGTCCATATCACAAAGAACCAGTATATCATCATCTTTGTATTGTGACAGTAATGGTTTTAAAGAAGAAATAACATTAATTACAATACAGTTATCATTTCTGCTTGACACATAATTCCATATAGGTGGACAAATATAATAAGGCAAACCTTTTAAATCCCAATCAATTGAATTATATGTAGGACTATTTACAGTGTTTTGTTTTACCACTGTAACCAAACTATTAAACACTGCTTTATCTTTATATGATTTCTGTTGAGCATAAGCCCAAAAGTTCGCCATCCATTTATAACGTTCATCAACTATAGCGCTAGGTATAAATCTAATCATAAATTAATATGTTTGACCAGGTACAGGTTTTTGAATATGCTCATGTTTTAAATCAATAGTATTATGAATCAAAACCTTTTCTTCATCTTTTATTGCTATAGGAAATAATAACTGGTCTTGAACGTGATAATATTTTTGAGTATACTCTTCCATTTTTTGTTTTATAATTTGAAACCTTTGATGTGTTGTATTATAAACCATCATACCTCCATAAAATAATTTTAAATCCTCATAACCTTTATTTTCATTTTCTTTAATTGTTCTTATCATTTCATTTATATCATTTTTATATCTTGGAAAACTTAATGATTTAAAAAATTCGTGATATATACTTGAGGTGTTTATAAAAGATAAAAAAGAATTGTTGCCAATTAACTCTATTAATTTTATAGCGTGATTATGTTGTATTTTATATTTATGGTCTATATAAATTACATATTTTGTTTCAGCAATATGATGTTTTAAAAATTTAACATACTTGGATTGTCTTGTGCCTTCCCTCAGGTCGTATGTATGTGTAAATGGTAAGATGCGAACCTCCCATCCATTTTGGTTAGCATGTTCATTAAATTCAACATCTCTTAATGTAGTATATACTATAGCATTCTTAATATTTGTTTTATGTACCTTATTAAAATATCCGGTTACACAAGTAACAACAGTATAATCATTTATATCTGCAGCCATCTTTTATTATTCATTGTCCAGTCAACAGTTTCTTTTAACTTATTATAAACCTCGCTAGGTGTCCAACCGATAGATTTCATTTTATTTCCACAAAGAGCATATCGTAAATCGTGCCCAGGTCTTGAAGAATGAAAATCAATTATTTCATAATTTAATTTTTTACCAAGCACATCAGCAATATAGGACGCTAATGACAGATTGTCTATTTCTTCTGAACCTACTATGTTATATTTAGGACATTTAATACCAGTGACATCAGCAACAGAGGGAGTGTTATTGTTTAATAAAAACAACAATGCATCAGCAACATCTTTAGCATGAATATAATGTCTGCTTCCGGCTTTATTTTTTTTATCATTACCGTGTATAAATATTTTTTCACCTTTCAAAACCTTATTAATACACATAGGTATAAATTTTTCTGGATGTTGTCTCTCACCAAATACATTCATAGTATGTGTTATAATATTTGGCATTTTATATGTGTTTTCAAAAGCTACAACTAACTCCTCTGCGCCTGCTTTAGAAGCACTATATGGATTAGTTGAATTATATCTATCATTCTCTTTATACTTTACGTCTCCTGGAGCTGGCCCAAACACTTCATCTGTACTAAAGTATACAAACTTATCTAAACTGTCTATAGATTTAGCGTATTCAAGAATATTGGCTGTTCCTACTACATTATCCATAACAAACTCCATAGGATAATCTATACTTCTATCTACGTGTGAACCGGCAGCCAAATGTGCTATATAATTAATATCGCCTATAGCTGAAACTATTTGTGAATTTAATGGAGCTTTTAAATCGTGATGTATAATTTTAACTCTATTACTATCTTTACGACCGCCTACTACTTCTTGTAATCTATTTAGATTACCACTGAAATCAAGTCTGTCTAAAGACACAATTTTCCAATCAGTATTATTTAATATATTTTCTATAGCGTGATGAGCTATAAAACCTGCTCCACCTGTTACTAAAATTGACTTACTCATTGTTTGTAAACCCAATCTTTTAATTGATAATGTACATAAAAGTTTCTAAAAAAAGCCCCCCCAAAAGATTCCTTTCTTCCGTGTTCACAAACTGCTGATTCATAAAGTATCATGTCACCTGGCTGCGCATACACCTTATACCACTCTCCATCGTGACCTTGTATATCTAAGGGCCAATCATCTGCATATTTTTTATTTTGACACCCACATCTTAAATCTTTATCTACTATAATAATTGATGAAATGTGATGAGTAGCAATTCTATCTACGTGTGGTGTTAATGTAGCGCCTTTTGTATACGACCTTATACCATAAATAAATGAAGGCGTTAAAGACTCTTTTATCCAATCCTCGTGTGTCTTTAATAATTGCTGATGAATTAAAGTTTTTACACTTGGCAAGTGGTCAAATGACATAATTTCAGAATCACCACCTACTATAAATTCTTTTTTTCCATCAAATTCTTCTGTTTGTTTTTTATCTTTTAATAACTCATAAGACTCGTTAATTAAGTTCCAGGTTTCTTTTGGACACTTCACTAAAGTAAAACCATTATCAGTAAGTCTTGGAAAGTCATCTACATTAGTAAACTCTTTTTTTTCAATTTTTTGTTTCAAATTTTGTGTCTCTGAAGCTTTAACTATATAAGATTTATTCTGCATACCTTCAACAATTTTTGACTCTTCAACTTTTTGCACAGGTTTTTCTTTTTGCGAATCATAATACATTTTTTCATCACCAGCTCCATCCCAACCTTTTTCTCTCCACCAAGATGTTACAATGTATTTTTTACCCTCGTCTACAGTTACACCTTCATGAATATATTGGTCTTGTAATTTATCTTCTTTTAAATTATACCACCATAAAGCTTTACCTGTCTCAGGTTCTACAGTTTTTTGTAGAGTAGGAAAGTGAGTGCCTCCTCCTACAAAATCTTCGTTTAAATATATCATTAAAGTATGGGTTCTATTTCCAGAAGCTTTACAATGCATGTCATAAGCAGCTCCACTAAAAAAATCATTATGGGGTTTAAAATACTGACCCGGCTGATATAATTGACCTTGAAGCGCCTCTCCTTTGTGTGGCTCTAACCCTAGTGTGTCAGCTATTTTGTTTTTTATTTTAGACATTATTGGATTATTCATATCTAAATTTGACGTGCTTGACGTTCTGTAATCTGTAACATCACTTCTATCTGTTCCCCCTACAACAACAGATGAGCGCGTGTGATTAGCATCAATCATTTTAATAAGTTCTTGACACTCCTCGGGTGTAATAAAATTATGTATTTCCTCCATTTAATTTGATTTAATTTCAAATAAAGTTAATCATAATTATTTAAAATGAAAAACTATGGACAATTAGTAACAGTACACGATAATGTAAATGATGAACCATTCCAGTATCTATAGAAACTTCCGTTGTTATAATAACCTGCTAATGCAGCTCTATCACAATTTGGAGTTCTGTATAAAAGTGTTGCAGTACAGAAATCAGTTGTATTCATAAAGTATCCAATGCTCAAACTACAAGTAAAGCTTGGAACAGGCGATGGACCACTCTGACTTATATACTCTAAGCTTACCGCATTACACGCAGGTGTTGGAGTCGGTGTTGGAGTAGGCGTTGGTGTTGGACTCGGTGTAGCTTGACAATCAAAACATAGATTAAATGACGCATACGCTAAGTACGAACCATCAGTACCACTTCCAGCGTTTGTGTCAAATTCAAAACATATCGACCCACTTTTTAACACATTAGGGAATGTAGTGCCAAATGGTGCGCTTACGTCTAATAAGTTACTAGGGTCGTTACAATCTAAATACCTTCCATATATTGTGCTCGGAGGAGTCGGTGTTGGACTCGGTGTTGGAGTCGGTGTTGGAGTAGGCGTTCCAGAACATCCAGATAACCCCGAACAACTATTACTTACTACATCAAGTACACCTTGACAATTGTGATATCCTATATTAACAGCCGTAACTTCATAACATTGAGATGTATCAAACGTTGGACATCCACCAGTTGTACCACCAGAACTTATTTTAATACCTAATCCTATAACCAAACTATTGCTTCCTGTTATCTCAACGTGATATGTAGGGCTTGTTGTACCACAAGCAACTATCGATATTTCTTGAGTCGCAGGTGCTGGAGTAGGCGTTGGACTTGGGCTAGGCGTTGTTGCACAAGTCGTTATAGCCTGGACAGCACCGGTAGAAAGAATTAAATATTTATCATTTGAAGGTTGAGGTAAATATCCTAATTGATTAGAAATACTATACCATTCTAACCCTCCATTAAATACTGTTGTTTTAGAAGAGTTAGCGTATAAAGTGTCTCCAACAATAATTTGACCTACAGTTGCTCTATTAGAGAACACAAAGTTATTAGTTCTATGGTTACAAGCATCTGCTTCAATATATCCTTGTTGTGGCAATGCATTAATAAAGAATGAAGGGTTTTCACAATCATAACAATTATTAAAGCTTGATAAAGACTCTACGCTTATAGTTGATGTTGCAGTTGTTGATACTGGGTTTGAGTAACAAATATTGTTATGTTTTATAAAGCCAGGGAAACTTGCTGTTGTGCTAAGTTTTCTAAATACTGCTGTAGTTGATGTTTGACATTCCGTATAAGTTGCATAATTATAAGTTGGAACTGCTCCACAGCCCGAACAACTACTAAATGTAGAATTTAATACAACAGACGAATCATAGGATGTTGCTGCGTTATCTATAATTTCCCAACAAGTTGTACCAGTAAACTCTGGGTTTGGTGCGCTAGCTGCGCCCGTTATTTGTATTACAATACCATTAGCTAAAGTTGGCGCTGTTAAACCTGTTACTCTTACTTTGTAAGTTGGAGTCGTAGTGAAACATTGTCTTATTTCAACATCTTGGAATGTAGGAGCTGGGCTAGGTGTTGGGCTAGGTGTTGGAGGCATACAGTCTATAATTGTATCAACAACACCAAGTGAGCTAATAAGTAAAGCATATCCACTATCTAAGTTTGGATAATGACTATTTACGTTTGTTACACCATAAAAACTTAATCCTCCATTCCAAACATTAGTTAGACCTGAATTAGTGTAAATTATATCGTTTACCTGTATCGAAGCTACATCAGCTCTTGATGTGTACATGCTGTTAGTAGCTTGTGCGGCACACGCAGTAGATGAGTTTCCGACTCCATTACCTACTGTATACGTAGAGAATATTTGTGTTCCAGGAGCTGGAGTTGGACTAGGCGTTGGACTTGGAGTTGGACTTGGAGTTGGACTTGGGCTAGGCGTTGTACCTAGACATGTAGCACAATCTACATAAGAAGCAGTAATATCATTAGTGCTGGTAGAGCCAGTTGCAGAAGGAGAAGAGTAACAAAGATTGTTATCTTTTACAACCGCTGGGAACGAGCCACCAGAGACTAATCTAAATATTTTAGGAGTTGAACCACCACATAAAACATACTCTCTATAGTCATAACTAATAGGTGTCGGTGTTGGCGATGGACTAGGAGTTGGACTTGGAGATGGAGTAGGCGTAGGGGTAGAGCCACACTCAGTACAATTATTATAACTTACTAAACCATTTACATTTATAGTAGATGTTGAACCTGTAGCTTGTGGATTATCATAACAAATTGAATTATAAGATACAGTTTGTGGAAAAGTTCCTCCTTGAACTATTCTAAATACTTCATTAGGACTTACACCATCACAAGCTGTATAAACTCTATAGTCATAAGCAATAGGTGTTGGAGAAGGGGTAGGTGTTCCACAATTTGGACAATCATCTTCAGCAAACAACACACCAGAAGCTTGCTGCCTTACAATTGACTGGTCAGAATACCATCCATCAGGAGCAAAAGAAGATAGGTCAGCATCCGTGAACAATGCAGTAGCAGTTGAAAAACTTGCTGAGCTATAATAATATGTTCCTGTTGTTGCCATTTATAATTTTACAAAGTTAACCATTTATGTTGAACATCTTGAATCTCCACATCCTGCTACTTGAACAATTACTTCACCGTTTTGTCCACTGCCTCCTACATCATATAAAGATACACATCCTATTATTGAGCCAAATTGATATTGAACCTCATCTCCAACAACAATACCTAGTGTTTGGTTTGCTTTCACATACACTGCTTGCAGACTAACACAATCAATTCCTAAGAAATAATCATATACCGGTGCTGGACTTGGAGTTGGACTTGGAGTTGGACTTGGAGTTGGACTTGGTGTAAACGTACAATTACAACACGCATCTAATAAACTTGTTGAAGAATAACACAATTCTTGACCTACTGCATTTCTTAAATCATATATCAAATATAATTTGTTTCCGTTGGCCGGTAAACCAAATTCAGCGCTATATAAATTAGGAGCGCCAGTAGTGTTTATTGGAGTAGCTTTTATTGACGCCGCTAATAAAATACTTATATCAGTTGGATTATTTTCATATAAAGCATCAGTTCTTAAATATCTAAACTCATTTTCTATTGGGTCGAATTGGAAATCATCAAAATTAATTTTGTTAGACCTCATTATAATGGTTGAACCATCAGGCGGTATAACACCTAAAGCTTGAGGGCCTTCAAGCTCTCTATATTGTGAAACTATTGGGTCACTAGGGCTAGCTAAAAAAGTAACTAAATCTGATTGTGTTGGTGAGGTAACAGTTAAATTTGTCCAACTAAATTCAGTGTGTGAAAACTGGCCAGAGTTAGCGTTTGTAGTAAGCGTAACACTATAAACACTAAACACTTCTTCTTCTGGACACTTTACAGTAACTTGAATTGTATCATTTACTATTGCATCCGAAGAAATAATCATAACAACTTCTGTAGGCGTTGGATTTGGTTTTGGAAACCTTAAAGTTCCACTTTGATAAACAATACCTGTAGTGTATGTAACACCATCATATATTGCTTGAACTATATACCCTGTACCCGTCACTTGACCTTCCGTTTCTAAATCTAATCCTGCTTCTGAAACCATTTGCTGTTCCGTCCCTTCTGTTACAATTAAATCTGTGTTCTCAAAAGGAATTACATAATCTATCTCTACATAATTAAGATTTGATGGAGGGCCTACAGTTTCACCTAACTCCACACAATAAACAAATTCTTGTCCAGCAACAATAGTTATATTTTTAGTAACACCACATGCAGTACATAACTCTGTTTCCGGCTTTACAATTGTATTAGTTGTAAAAACATACTCTTGCATATAAGGGTCATATCCACCTAATTTTTGTGTTGATGAAGCCTCAGCAAATAAATCTCTAAACCAACTTCTCATACCTTCATTAGATATAACCGTCAGAATTTCATTTTGAGCTGAACTACCAGTTAATTTAATAACCACATTTCTTTTAGCATCTGTAAAAAATTTGTTTTGTCCAAAAGTTGCAAAACTTTCTGGGTGATTACTTATACCATACTCTTCAATCCTAGCTATTTGTGTTCCTAAAACTTGAGGCACTGAGGTTACAACCCCGCCCCCTGTAGAATCTGAGAGTAAGTTTTTCCCCGCTAACACATAAGATATTTTATCTTCTTGAAGTACAAGAATATCTGTTTCTCTTGCAAACAATATTTCTACATCTCCATACGTTTCTTCTAATGGTTTAAAGTTAGCAAGACCTAAATTAAATTCATTTAACCTATTTACATTTGATTCATCATTAAACACTCCACTATAAGTAATATCAGCAAATCTGTGAGCAGCTTTAAACTCTTCATTAGATGTTGTAAAAACTCTGTTCCCTAAATTAAAAGACTTACCTTTTATTGAATCTCTAATTCTATAACTTTCTACACCATTACCAAAACTATAACAGTTTGTAAAACCAGGTTTTATAAGAGCTGGCTGACTAGAGGTTTGGTTTTGAACGTTTCCTAAATGCAGACCATTACTAATATTGAATGATTTACTATTTTCATACCATGCGTCTGGTAACGCATCTTGAGGCTCTGTTTCAAAAACATAAGTTGCACCATCACCTCTGTATACGGTAAATGAAACTTCAAGCATAGATTCTTCGTTTTCTGTTTTACCCGCAGAGTAAGAACCTGATACTAAAAGAAAAATTAAATTGTTTCCATTTGAATCTTGAGTACTTGTGTCTTCGTAAATTCTATAATAAAAATTATCATTAAAATCTAATGATGAAGGTGTACCTCCTCCAAATAAATTATTTCCTCTTAAATCAGAATCTTGTTTACAAGCGCTATGTATAATTTCATTAGCTGCAACGCCTAAAGGAGCAGCTCCATTGTTAACTTGAGGTGAAATAAAAGTATTTTCTATCGTTTGAACCTGACCTGGATTTTTAACACCACTATCTAATATACTAGCAACGTTATCTCCAATAAACCAATTAGCCATATTGGTGTAATTAGTAGATGCAGTAAGCGTTTGTTCTAGTGTATAATTTCTTCTTCCATCTGCTCCTGTTCCAGTACCATTTCTTCTCATCTCAACCCTCATAACTATTCTACTTCCAACTGGCACATCATACACATCATAAGTAGGAGTTAGTGGAGATGGTCTATTTACAGTTGTAAAAAAAGGAAAAGCTATAGTAGGTATCTCTCCATCTGTTCTACAGGTTCGTTCCACAGGGTCAACAGCAATAACAGCATTAGGGTCTTGTATAGATGAAAAATTAGATGCGTTTATTTTCATATACACCCCACCTATCACATCTACTTGAGTTCCTGATGCGTCATAAATAGATATAAATCCACTTGACTGAGCTTCTTTCTCTAACACCGTAGTTCTTATACACCTAGATGTTGGCCCAGTGTTATCTGCTTTTACAATTAAAGTGTCTCCCGCTTCTACTTTAGAAGCATTTTCTCCATCTAATAGAAAGTAACTTGAATTTGAAACTGTATCTCTATAAGCAACATTACTATAAATTGTTTCATAAGTTTCTTTAGTAGGCTTAATAACAAATTTATATTTTGTTGCCCAGATTGGAGCTATCTGAGTTGTAGGTATTTCTACTTGTATATAATTTCTATCAATTGATTTACTACACGGAATATTAATTGAACCTCCATCCTCAATACTACTAACTAAGGCTGTTGAAGCTCTGTTAAAGTCATCCATATAAACTATACCAACCTCATAACCTCTATTACTATGTAAACTTTCAGCGCTTGTGCTATCTCTAAAAGAAGCAGTTTCGTTTACTATACCCCAATATGTAAAACCATATTGAGCTCCCCCATCAGAATATTGTGCCGCTAAGTTTTGTATTTGTAAAATTTTTGAAGATGTACCATTAATAGTTGCTGTTAAAGCTTGACCAGCGTTTGGAAACGTTGGTGTCGCAGAAGTTATTCCAGTTTGCTGCAAACTGTATGTAGAGTCTAAGTTTTCTGGGACTGTTCTATTAAAAACATCTGTTAAAGTGTTACCTAGTCCAGCTTGTGCGTTTGCAACGGTTTGTATTGTTCCGTTTACTCCATCAGTCCCTATCTTTTCTTGAAAGTCAGTGCTTGTAACAAAACTATATACATTTGTATAATCATCTATTAAAGTATAAGACCATGTAAGTTCAAAAACTGCTGTGGTTGGAGTTGGAGCTGAGCCAAAACCCTGTTCAAACTCAAAAAAAGTTATACCAAAATTTAATGTTAATCTTGTTCCTTTTTTTAATTGAGACTCACCCTGTACTAAAGAACTTAAATCAATATTTAATACTGAATCTGAAGTTGTTTTACTTGATGAAGTAGGCGTATATGTAAATTGTCCAGAACTTGTGTGAGCAGGAATATCAATAATAGATATTGATTCTGATTTATAACTTGCTGTAAAATCTAAATTAACATTTACTCCTTCACTTGTTTTTAAATCATAACCTTCCATGTAGTTTCCATACATCAACCTATTACCCATCAACGTTTGTGCTTTAGCTAATTGAGGAACGTTATCATATAATCTTAAAATTTCTGAATCTGGTAATACAGTAAATATTTCTCTACTTGTAAAATTATACACTTCATCATTATTACTTATACCACTCAAATTTTTTCTTTTATTTAAAGTTTTAATAACTTTAATAGAAGTACTATCAGCTTCTTTGAAAAGTAATTGAACATCAGTTACACTAGTACTACCAGTATTAAATGTAATAGAAACAGCATTGTTTTGATTAACCATTCCTTCATTTAAATAACTATTGGTAGTAAAATCAAAATTACCAGGTGTAAATGCTGGCTCACTAAACTGAGAAATAGCTGAAAATTCATTATTAGCATACTTATATCTATAAGCAAAACATAAAAACTTATCTTCTAAATACGCATCAGTTATGCTTGAAACAAAATATGGTAGTATTGTTGGAGCGCTTGTAGGAGGTTTTTTTATTACTAAAATATCGTCTTGATTAAATACATCAACGTTTACTCCAAGTAATGGGTCTCCATAGTTTTGATTTATATTAATTACTCTAGGAGGATTAGTGTTATCTGTAAAAAATAATAAATTATCTATTTTATCTACTCCTGTAATTAAAAAATTTGGATTAAAGTTTAATGTAGTGTTTACGCCATTGCCGTCATTAATACTAATTACGTGGTATATTAACTGTCCAGTTTCAACATCAAATGAAATTATCAAATCTAATTTACCTGTAGCTCCTTGAGTAAATGCAGGGTCATGAACAAACCAATAAATAACTAAATTAGCCCCGTCTTCAAATGCACCTATACATCTAGCCTGTGAACTTAATTTAGTTCCATCAACATATTGAATTTCTGTTAAAGGTAAATTTCCTTTAGAGTTTTCAACAGCACCAATTTCAGAGTCTTCAGTAGAACCAAGCCTTACATTTACAGCATTTACATACTCTCCATTTGGGACAAGCCTTTCATCAAGGCTTTTATTCATTCGGCCCGCTATAAAATTTCTTTGAATGTTTGCCATTTTATTTTAACCACTTATCTTCACCTCTAAGATTCATAAGCAATCTACTAGGGTGAATGTTACTTAATCTGATTTTAGCATTCCTTAATAAAGCCTGTTTATTTTTTCTTGCTCTATTAATAATATACTCTTGTACTCCAAATTTACTATTTAATATAGCATATTGTACATAAGCATATATATATTCTTCAAATAATTTATTTACACTTATTTTGGAGTCATCACCATTTTCCATTCCATCAGATATATATTGCAATACACACTGTTGGCTCGCCATAGTAGAATCAAAATTAATAACACCAGCTTTTTTATCTATAGTAAACGTAGGGTTTATATTAGCTGTTTCAGTATTTAAACCATATCTCGCTCCTATTCTATAATTATATATATCACTGTCATAATTATATACATTAGGATTTACATTCTCATCTATTTCATCATTTAAATATATACTCTTTAATGAACCGTTTTTTCTTTCTGTATCTAAAGTTGAATCAACCTCTGTTGCATTACCATCACCATCATAAGTAAATGAAGCTGTAGCAGATTGTATATAAGACACAGCTGATTGTACTTGAATATTTTCTGTTAATTCTCTTAACACATTATCTTTCAATAAATAAAGCTTTACCCAATTTACATAATCTGAAGGTAGAACAAACCTTAAATCGTCATATACCTGTAGTTCTATAGATTTAATTTCTTTAAACGCATCATAGTTTAATTCTTGTATACCACGTTTTGCATGAAACAATATTTTAAATCTATTTTCATTGTTAATCAACTCATGGTTACCAGCATACATTAGTTCAAAATTATTAACAATATCTTTTAAAGTAACATATTGATATGAACCCCAATTTTCATCTGTAGGATTTACACCGTCATTAGTATAATATTTTCTTTGATTTATATAAGCCATGATTAAAGATTAGTTTGATTTTGTTGTTGCTCCTCTATTTGTCCAAACTGAAACACATCTGCTTCTCTTATTGAAATTCCAGCGTATTGTAATATTTTAGCTACTAAATTATTAGTATCATCTATTGGTAATTCAAAATCTTGATAATCTGCTTGAGTTTGGTCAAACAATGGTTCACCTCCATACAATGTAACATAAGTCCATTTAGGGTCTAAAGGATATCTTATATATTGAGCCTGAACATCATTTACTCCGTTAAATGTATCAGGGTATACAACAACTCCATCAGCTTCTTGTGTATAGGCTGGAAATATAGTAGATGGTGATGTAAGCAGGGAGCTGTTTAACATAGTAATCTTACTATTAGTTACCTTTTCAGCTTCTCCTTTTAAGACACCTCCGGAAAAACACAACACTTTATTTAATAAATAATAGTCAGAACCCGTTGTCGACTGAGAAGGTAAAAAATAAACGTTTTGAGTTTTTTGAGTTAAGAATGATGTTACAGAAAAAGTGTCTATAACTTCTTCATATCCTTTTTTAATATCAGCATATCCTGTGCCAGATATCCTAGCGTTCTCTTCATTTATTTGCTGATTATATCTTATGAAATATTCGTCAAATATATCTAACTGAGCTTGTTTAGCAAATAAATTAAAATCACCAGGAGATATATATCCGTAGTTATTTTTAT